AAGATTAAAGATTTTAAAAAGATGCGTCAATGGGTTGCTGATAATATTGACATAGAACCAGCATCAATGTTCAGAAGTATATATGATAGTATGAATGAACATGTAGAACCATCTAGTGTTCCTCAGCTAGTTTTAATACTTGCTGATTATCAGTATAAGAATAGTTTTGTAGCTGACCATGAACTTAACATGGTTGCGTGTTTAACCGAAGTTATGGCAGGAGTAAAGTTTAAATGAAATATGATATTATAGTAAAGCATTTTGGTGATAGAGTAGAGTATCATGTAGTTTTTATAGAAAACAGAGTTATAAAAGAAAGTAAAAGTTTTACTGATAAGAAAGATGCTGAAAAATACATCAAAGAATTAGAAAAAGAACAATTAGAAAAAGATAAGTGGGAAGACCCGGACTTTGGTCCATTATATTAAAATGAGTCCATTTGATTATTTAAATTCAATCAATCTAACCAAGAAAGATATCATGGTAGATGATATATCGGAGAAAGAATACAATCCATTCATAATCAATCGTGGATTATCTTTTTTTGCTGATACAATTCTATATGCCAATGAAATGAACATAAACCATCATATTGACAATCGTCTTCAATTTGATTTTTTTATAAATATTATTAACAAGAAAAAAAGATTTACTAAGTGGGTTAAACCACATGAGATTAGTAATTTAGAACTTATCAAAGAATATTATGGGTATAGCAATCAAAAAGCTAAGTCCGTTTTATCATTATTAAGTAATGAACAAATTGAAGAAATGAAACAAAGGATTTTTAAAGGTGGACAACGAAAATAATTCAGTAGCCAATTGGCAACCCAATCAGATGCTAGAGGTGGTTCTTAATGAGCCAGACGATTTCCTAAAGATTAGAGAAACATTAACACGTATAGGTGTTGCATCAAGAAAAGACCAAAAACTTTTTCAATCCTGTCATATATTACATAAACAAGGCAGGTACTTTATAGTTCATTTTAAAGAACTATTTTTGTTAGATGGAAAGCCATCTAATTTATTAGAGAATGATTTAGAACGTAGAAATACAATAGCTACATTACTAGCTGACTGGGGACTAGTTAATATCGTACAACCAGATATGATAAAAAACGTCGCTCCCTTGAGACAGATAAAGGTAATACCTTTTAAAGAAAAGTCTCAATGGGAACTATGCCCTAAATATAATATTGGAAATAGTAATAATGCAGAAGGAAAAAGCGAAAAAGAAAGAACAAGTTAACTATCTTAACGACTTTCATAGGTTTATGAAATCAGGAAGAATGCATAAAGTGGTCAAGGCCGCAGGTCTTGAAACAAAATAAAAGAATTTATTTAAACTGGCATTTAAGCTTGTATAAATAATATAGAGAAATGCCGCATGGTGCGGGTTTCCGAATAACCTTGCTATTAAATAGGAGGAATATAAAATGGTAAGAAATACTTTGAACGTCCCACGTTCACTATTCGTAGGCTTTGAGCCTTTATTAGATGAGCTAGAGAGAATTCACTCTGCTGGCAAATCTTCAGAAAATAATTATCCACCTCACAATGTTGTGAAAATTGACGAGGAGAAGTTCTTGATAGAAATGGCTTTGGCCGGTTTCAAACAAGAAGACATCTCGGTCGAGGTCAAGGACGGGATATTAAAGGTAAAAGGAGAAATGCCTAAGGACGAACGTGAGTTTGCATATAAAGGTATATCGTCCCGCAAATTTGAGAAGAGCTTCCGCCTCTCAGAATTTGTTGTTATAGACGGTGCTGACCTTCAGGATGGAATACTCGTGGTTTATGCCAGAGTTGAACTCCCAGAAGAGAAGCGTCCTAGGGAGATCAAAATAGGGTCTGCTGGGGCATCAACAAAGAAACAGTTCCTTAAAGGGTAATTGTCAATTAGCGACACTCAGTAGATAAGTTAAAACTTTTTTACTGGAGATAAATCATGGTACAATTTAAAGCTTTTATGGCTAAGCATGATGATATCGCTACGACCTTAATTGACTTTTTTAATGCGGTGGCAATAGCACTAGTTTGCATTGGTTCAGCGCCATTCTTAATATGGCTTAGTCAGTTTTAGGTTATAACGATTAGCGAGGGACTCGCAAAGAGTCCCTCATTTTTTGATTTACATTATTAGAAAAGTGTGGTATAATATATAGTATGTTAAATTTTTACACCAATGTCTCAAGATATGGTAATATGATTCTTTTACGTGGTTATGAAAATGGTAAAAGAATAGAAAAAAGAATCAAATACGAACCAATCCTCTTTACATCAACAAATCTTCCTACCGAGTGGAAAGCTCTCGATGGTACTCCTGTAGGTGTGGCAAATGCAGGCAAAAGATTTGAATCTATGCGCTCAGCAAATGAATATGTACAAGCAAACAAACATGTATCAGGTAAAAAGATTTATGGTAATACAAAGTATATCCCTGCATTTATTAATGACTACTATCCAGGTAAGATAGAGTTTGACAGAAACAAGATTAATGTTACGACAATAGATATTGAGGTTGCATCAGATGATGGTTTTCCAGAGCCAGATAAAGCTGACCATAAAATTATTTCTATTGCTCTTAAAAATAGTATAAGTGATACTTACTTTGTATGGGGTCTAAGTGACTATGATGTAGATAAATCTATTATGAAAACTCATAGAGTTATCTATCGTAAGTTTGAGCGTGAAGATGATTTACTTATTAACTTTATTACTCACTGGTCATCTCAATCTAACTCACCAGATGTTGTCACAGGTTGGAATACACGGTTCTTTGATATTCCTTATCTAGTAAATCGTATCAATAGAATGCTAGGTGAGTCATATGTCAAGAGATTAAGTCCATGGGGTATGATTGAAAAACACGATATTGTCAAAAAAGGTAGAAGTCAGCAAGCATTTGAGCTTAAAGGTATTGCTCAGTTAGATTACCTAGACTTATTTCAAAAGTTTGGTTATTCATATGGACCACAAGAATCATATAAACTGGACCACATTGCAAATGTTGTCCTAGGAGAAAAGAAACTATCATACGAAGAATATAGTAACTTACATACATTATATCTTCATAACCATCAAAAGTTTATTGACTATAATATTAAAGACGTAGAGTTAGTAGATAGGATTGAGGATAAACTTGGTCTTATTACTTTATGTATGACAATGGCATACCAAGGTGGTGTGAACTATAATGATACGTTTGGCACAACAATGATTTGGGATACTATTATATTTCGAAGACTATATGCAAACAACATTGTTGTGCCATTCCAAGAAGATAAAACAAAAACATTCTATCCAGGTGGTTATGTAAAAGAACCACATATTGGACTACATAATAATATAGTTTCTTTTGATTTAAATTCTCTTTATCCATCTATCATTATGCAATACAATATGTCACCAGAGACAATAGCAAACGGAGAAGTTACACAGTTTAACATAGAGAATGTACTTAATAAAACAGAAAGACCAAATAAAAAAGACAAAGCTTTAGCAGCAAATGGACAGTATTTCAACATAAATAAACAAGGGATAGTTCCTTACATAGTCGATGAAATGTACAAAGACCGTGTTGAGATTAAAAGGAGTATGATATCGGCTCAAAAGGAACTACAGAAGGTAGATAAAAATGACAAACAAAAACTATACCAAATTGAACGAGATATTGCTATCAGAGAAAACCAACAAATGGCTATTAAGATTCTTCTTAATTCTCTTTACGGTGCTCTTGGCAACAAATATTTTCGTTTCTTTGACCAACGAATCGCTGAGGCCATTACCCTCACCGGACAACTTACAATACGATGGGCCGAATATGCGCTCAATAGATATCTTAATCGAGTCATGCGAACTGAGAAGTGGAAAGACTACGTCGTTGCCATTGACACAGACTCGCTGTATGTTAGCCTAGATGATATTGTAAAACAATTTAATCCTGACAATCCAATCAACTTTATGGATAAAATTTCTAATGAAGCTTTGGAATCAGAGTTGGCTAAGTCATACGATGAACTATATAGTATACTAGGTGGTATTGATAATCGTATGGTTATGAAACGTGAAGCAATAGCTGATAGAGGATTATGGACAGCAAAGAAAAGATATATACTCAATGTCCATGATAATGAAGGTGTAAGATATAGAAAACCAAAGCTAAAGATTATGGGTATTGAAGCAATTAAGTCTTCCACTCCAGCTCCATGTAGAGATGCGCTCAAACAAATATTTAAAGTGATTATGGAGAATGATGAAAAAGAAGTACAAGGTGCTATTGAACAATTTAAAAATTATTTTAAAACATTACCACCAGATGAGATTGCTTTTCCAAGAGGTGTATCTAAAGTAAAAGATTATCAGGACAGAAACAGCATATATAAAAAAGGCACACCAATACATGTTCGTGGTTCCATACTACATAACAAACTAATTAATGACCTAGCATTAAATAAAAAATATACACCAATCAATAATGGTGATAAGATTAAATTTATGTATCTAAGAAAACCTAATCCGATACATGAGAATGTTATCGCATTTACTGATTACTTACCTGAGGAATTTGGTCTTGGTAAATACATTGACCATGAGACTCAGTTTCAGAAAACATTCCTAGACCCAATCGAGCCAGTACTTGATGCTGTAGGTTGGTCATCTGAAGAAGTTGCAACTTTGGAGAGTTTCTTTTGATTAGAAAAAATCTTTTAATCATTGGTCATTCGCCAGGACCTGGAGTAGTAAGTAATAGAAAAACATCTACTTTAAATAGAGTAAGAAGTTGGATTGATGAAGACTATACATATGAATGGAAAAACTTAGTTGATTATCATGCTCCTACTTTAAAAATGAGTGATGTAAACCTAGATGAGAATTATGTTCAAACATTTGATTATATTATTGCATTAGGTAATATGGCATCTAAGTGGTTAAATAAAAAGAATATAAATCATCTAAAAGTTCCACACCCTAGTGGATTAAATAGAATGTGGAATAATCCACAGACAGAGATAGATACTGTAGAAAGTATAAAAAAATATTTACATACAACAAAAAGTGTGGTATAATATAACATTATGGAGAAAAAATGAAAATACAATTAGTAAGATTAGTTTCTGGAGAAGAGGTAGTAGGAGATGTTGTTGAAAACGATGACCATGTATTAATAAAAGATGGTTATTCTCTAGTAGCACCAGAGCCAGGAAAAATTGCTTTCATTCCCTTTATGGCTTACTGTAAGAAACAAAAAGATGGATTTAGAATTAGTAAACAATTCGTTATGTTTGTTGGTGAACCTATTGATGAAATGGTTAGTCAAGTAAGAGAAATGAATAGTGGAATAATACAACCAAGTACAAAACCGGTAGTAATGTAATGAGCAAAGATTGGGTAAAAGATATTAAGGACATGCAAACTAAGTATGGAACTCGTGAGTGGGTAGAAAAAAACCCACATCAATTAAGGAGATTCCTAGAGTTTAGAATTAATTTCTTAAGAGAAGAGCTCGAAGAAACTGAGTTAGCATTAATCAATATGGAT